GAGTCTATCAAGCTAGATCCGGATGATGTGGCTATCCATATTCTATCAGGAGGCGATTAATGGTTACTAGAGAACAAATTATTAACAGCATGTGCTTCACTTATAGGCATGACTACGGACTCACGATTAGTGAGGACGATAAGATGTACACTTTAAATAGTGGTGTCACAGAAACAGAGCGCAAGGCTATTTGGATTACAATGGCACAGATATTCGATAATGACATTGCGCCATATATGGAATTTAAAAATGAAATACAGAAAGAAACCAGTAGTAATTGAAGCCAAGCAGTTAACTAAAGAATCGTTTTTTGATATTTTAGAATGGATGGGTAAAGACCAGTATTCTTTTTGGACTACTGATACACCATCATATATCTCTATTAACACACTTGAAGGTGTAATGAGAGCCAGCTTAAACGATTTTATTATTAAGGGTGTACAAGGAGAGTTCTATCCTTGCAAGCCAGATATTTTTGAACAAACCTACGAGGCCCTAACAAATGAAGAGTGAAGTAAATTTAATTGGCGTAACCAAACCTAGTGCTATTACAGATTGCCATACACCTGGTGACCTAGTTGCATACACAGCACGAGTTAGCAATCCTGCTAATCAAAACAACACACAAACAGCACCTAAATTGCTAAAATATCTAATTAGAGAAAAGCACTGGAGTCCGTTTGAGATGGTGCATATGACGTTGGAAATTAAAACCACACGTGATATTGCAAGGCAGATTCTACGTCACCGTAGCTTCAGCTTCCAAGAGTTTAGCCAGCGTTATGCTGTAGCAGAGAACATTGGGTGTGATAGAGAAGCACGTCTACAGGATACTAAGAATCGTCAGAACTCAGTTGAGGTTAATGATCCTGAAATGCAGGAAAGCTGGAACATGCAACAGGCAAAGGTTCGTAATGCCGCACAGGCCGCTTACAAGTGGGCGTTGGATAATGGCATTGCTAAAGAACAGGCTCGTGCAGTACTACCTGAAGGTCTCACACAAAGCACATTGTACATGGCAGGTAATTTGCGCTCTTGGATTCATTATATTGACCTACGTGCATCAAATGGCACACAAAAGGAACATATGATTATTGCAGAGCAGTGCAAGAAGATTGTGTTAGAACATTTTCCTATGCTCGAGGAATACTGGGCTACTAATGAAGATTGATTTTGACGTAGATATTGATATGGCTAACCGTGAGGACTTCTTGCGGGTAGTTAATCACACGCCTGCAAGTATCAAGTCAGAAACCGGCGCTTATTCTAAACATAATACCGGTGTATATTTTCAAACAATACCAACCTTTCCTTTAGATAGTTTTAGTAGTATTGACTATGAAACTGCCGAAGAGGAAGGTTGGTTTAAAGTAGACATTCTTAACAATGGCATCTACAAAGATGTTAGAGATGACGCTCATCTTAAACAGTTAATGGACACTGAGCCATTATGGGACTTACTTGAGCATGAAGATTTTGTAATCCAGCTATTCCACATTAACAACTATGCTAAAATTCTAGCACACTATAAACCAACATCAGTAGAACAACTTGCTATGATACTGGCAATGATTCGCCCAGGCAAAAAGCATCTAGTTGGTAAAAGTTGGGAAGAAATATCATGTGATGTTTGGACCAAACCTAATGAAGGTTATTACTTCAAACACAGTCATGCTGTTGCGTATGCAGTTGCTATAGTAGTTCAAATGAACTTAATTTGTGAAAAAATTAGCTACGGCTACAATTAAGCTGGCCGGCGTATAAGTTGAATACTACGCCTTTTAATACGTTTTTTAAGTAAATTTTGTAGGCTTGTCATAGGCCCAAATAGTACGTTAACATCTTTAATAACGAACGTTCTTAAACACGGTTTAAAAGGCTTCATTTCGTGATGTAAAAATACATCAATGGGCAACATTCGGTTGCTCTCCCACCACCACATATCACCTAAAATTAAGAATTCTTTCTTAAGGTCAACTGTAGGAATAAGCTCAACGTCATAAAAAGTGATAATACTGTTGTCGTGATTAACAACAATACCTACATAGTCTTTTTCTAAATAATGAAGTCCGGTGAGAAACTCGAGTTTTGAATAATCTTCTTCTTGCATGTAAATGATATTTATTAACTACAACTATAAATCTTGTGCTTATTGGAAACGTATTTCAGATAAATAGTAATATGAACAGCAACTTTAAGCTCTATTTGTACGATACTACTATTGATCTAGTTGTGTCGCCAAGCAGTATTTATGTGGATAACAAGCCTATGAACAACAGAATTTTGAGCGCACACAAGGGTGTAAACAACGAAATTTACTTTAATATCAGAGATCGCGATAGAAAACTGCAAAATGTTTTTAGCGATGTATTAAGGGCTTACCTTATTGAGCCAGATGCTAAAAGACGTATATTAACTAAAACTCTATCAAACACATCTGATGTAGGGATAGTAAAGCTGGTTCTAACAGAAGGTGATTTAGCAGATACTGATCCTGGTTTGTATCAAATTCATATCACAAGATCAACCCAAGAAGATATTGACTTGCCTGTGTATATGGATCAAAATAATAATATTCGTTTAGATATTAGAATTACCGATCAAGCAAGCGTTACTCCTGTAAGTACCCAAGAAGAAACAGTGTTCACTCAAACAGCAAATACACTGTTAGGTGATACAACAAATGTTTATGTAAGTAGCGCACTTTACGGAAATCTAGAGAAAAACTTTATTAATTCTCAACACACTGTAGGTATCTATACTTCATCGTATACCGGTAACATAACAATACAAGGTAGTTGCTTAATAGGTGTACCTGACATTGATGATATGAGTAAGGATTGGTTTAATGTTCAAACTTTGAGTTTAAGTAATAGCAGTGTTATCACCCATAGAACATTTAACGTTAATGCAAATTGGATTAGAGTTATCCATACTCCAGACTCGGGTACTGTAGATAAAGTAGTTCTACGCAATTAATTCTTGACATTTACAACGAATCAAGTATAATACAACTATGGACTTAGACTCTATAGTTGAAAATGTTCACCGCTTGGTGATGGATCATTTACCTATTCGTACCACTAAAACTCCTAGTGGCTGGCTTACGTTTAATTGCCCTATGTGCAATGATAAACGTAAACGAGCCGGCGTGATATCTAAGTCTGCAAAAATTTCCTATAATTGTTTCAACTGCAAATATACAACTGGCTGGAGTCCTACACCCTATATCGGACAAAAGTACAAAGACTTAGCTACTAGGTTAGGCGCAAGTGACGAAGACATTCATAAAGTTCAAATTGAATTACTTAAGCACAAAGAAGAACTAGAAGGTGTTGACGATGATAATTACGTCTACAACTTTTCTAAATTTGAGATTGTTGAGCTGCCTGAAGAAGTAATGTTAGTTGAAGATTTACCAGAAGAGCACGAAGTACGTCAGTATGCTAAACAGCGTGGACTAGAAGGACTATGTACTCTTTTATATTTTCCCAACGATCCATTGTATGCAAAACGTTTAGTTGTACCGTTTACATTTAATGGCGATATTGTAGGCTGGACCGCAAGACATATTAATCCGCCAGATAAACAAACACCAAAGTACTTGCATAAGATGAGCCCCGGCTTTGTGTTTAACATCGATCGTTTCGCCGACAGCGAACGAGAGATTGTGATAGTGGTTGAAGGTGTGTTTGATGCTATTGTTGTGGATGGTGTTGCAGTATTAGGTAATCACGTTACACCAGAGCAAGCATATTTAATTGACAAATTAGGTAAAAGAATTATACTTTGTCCTGATAGGGATGAACCCGGCAAAGAATTAATTGAAGAAGCATTAGCATTAGGTTGGGAGGTAAGTTTTCCTCCATGGTCTAAGGACGTTAAAGATGCAGCCGATGCAGTAGCTAAATATGGTAGACTACTTACTGTTGCTAGTATTATCAAACACGCTACAGACAATAAAATTAAAGCACAAGTAAAGGCAAAGATGCTATGAAGTTATTTGTTAACGGGTGTAGTTTTACACACGGCCACAAAAGCTGGGATAATGATAAAAACTCTCCTGACTGGGTATGGCCTAGTATCATGTCTAGTAACTTTGAAGAAACTGTTAATTTAGCGTGGCAAGGCGGCAGCAATGCTAGGATAGTCAGAACAACATTAGATTTTTTTGATAAAGTAAAAGATGGTTCAGACTGGATTGTTGTTATTCAATGGTCTGCAATAACCAGAGAAGATTTGCATGACGAAGAAACTGATACTTATTTTGGTGTTTTACATGAATCTCCTGTGCCTGTATTAACCGGCGAAGACTGTATTAAATTTATACACATTCCTGATAGCTTTTATAGAGCAGTTGAAATATACCAAAAAACTGCACACATGAGATCAACTAAGCAAATGCTGGAAAAACTAATTTATCAACAATTTATTATTAGCAGTTTTTTTAAAAGAAAGAATATAAAGTTTTTGTTTACAGGAATGAATCAACGATCTACTATACCAAATGATTTTGAACACCCACTAAAGCAGTATTTACCCCCAGAAAATAATCTGTTGCCTATTTCAAATTTTGTTAATATAGCTACACCAAATTTAATTGAAAGCGAAACAGATTTTCATCCTAATAAAAAGGGACATCAGGTAATAGCGAACTATATAACTAATGAGCTTAAACAGAGAAACTATCTATGAGTGACGTAAAAGACTATAACGAAGAAGTACAAGAATTATTTTTGAGATTCTTAATCAGCGACCACGATTTATTTGCTCGATGTCAAAACATTGTAAGAAGCGAGTTCTTTAATCGCAAGTTTAAGCCTACTGTTGATCTTTTAGTTAGTCACAGCACTAACTATAACAGTATTCCGACTATTGAGCAAATTAATGCTGTAGGTGGACTACAGTTGGAAGTTATAGATAATGTAACTCCGGATCATCAAAACTGGTTTATGGATGAGTTCGAAACTTTCTGCAAACACAAAGCCTTAGAAAAAGCAATTATTGAAAGTACTGATTTATTAGAGAAGCAACGCTATGGCGAAGTTGAGAATAAAATTAAAACAGCTACACAGCTGGGACTAGTTAAAGACTTAGGTTTAGATTACTTTGCTAATCCCAAAGAACGACTAGAGTGGATTAAAAACCAAGCTGGTGCTATTAGTAGTGGTTGGAAAGGCATTGACCAGAAACTGTATGGCGGACTTAACCGAGGCGAGATCACAATCTTTGCCGGAGGATCTGGTGCAGGTAAGAGTTTGTTCTTGCAGAACTTTGGTGTTAACTGGAGTCTTGCAGGACTTAATGTTGTTTACATCAGTCTAGAACTTAGCGAACAACTTATCAGTATGCGACTAGACAGCATGGTAAGTGGCTATGCCGCAAAAGAAATTATGCGTAATGTAGACGATGTTGATCTTAAAGTACGTATGAAAGGCAAAGGCGCTGGTAAGTTTCGTGTTAAGCAAATGCCCAGCGGTATTACTGCTAACGACATTAGAGCATTCTTGCGTGAGTATGAAATTCAAAGTGGTGTTAAGGTAGATGCATTATTAGTAGACTACTTAGATCTTATGATGCCCATTGCCGCAAAGATCAGCGCAGAAAACTTGTTCGTTAAAGATAAGTTTGTATCCGAAGAGTTGCGTAATCTAGCGATGGAACGTAATATGTTGTTAGTAACTGCATCGCAGTTGAATCGTGCCGCCGTTGAAGAAATTGAGTTTGACCACAGCCACATTGCTGGTGGTATCAGTAAGATTAACACAGCAGACAACGTAGTAGGTATCTTTACCAGTAATGCTATGCGCGAGCGTGGACGCTATCAAATTCAGTTTATGAAAACACGTAGCAGTAGCGGTGTAGGCAGTAAAGTAGACCTTAAATTTAATCCAGATACACTACGTATTGAGGATCTAGAAGAAGGCGAAGAAGACGCACAAACAGTTACTAGCGCCGGCCTATTAGAGCAATTAAAGCGTAATAGTGTCATTAAAGCAGAAGAACCCAACGCCGCTAATACTGTTAACGAGAGTTTGCAGTTAATGAGTTTTCTAAAAGCTAAAAAGTGATAAATACTTACACTATAGCTTATAGGGAAAGTTATGTCCAAGTACCGTAGTATTATTGAAGAACTTAATCAAATTTCTATTGACAGGGACCGCAACCACGTAGTTGAGAATCGTGGCGAGCATGTTATCCGTAGTGCCATTAATCTTATTGAACAGATTGATCGTTACTATGATGCCGAAACAGCTAAAGATCTTACCAATAGATTAATTAACAGTATCAAAGGCAAAGACAGTACAAAGTTTTCCCGAGGCATTAAAAAAATTATAAAAGAAAGCCAAGGGGACGACGATGCGTCTATATGAATTTGATTCAGAGTTTGATTTAGGCAAAAAAACTAAGAAAAAACTATTTCCGACAGGTCCAACATTTACATGGGAACCTGCTAAGAAGCAATGGCTTAACCCTGATGGCACACAAGTTGCCGCAGATGTACACAGCAGTTTAATGAAATCAGTTGGGCTAGATCCGCGCGGTAATAAATTAAAGCCTGGCATGTTTGATAAGATCAAAGGCGCTTGGACAAAAACTGGCGCAGGAATCGATCCTAAAGCAAGTGTGCTTGGTAAAGTAATGGGTCGTGTTGGTGGCGCAGTAGGTAACGCTATCGGTAAAGCATTCCGTCCCAAAGATGCAGAAAACGCCGGCCAACCCGATGCCAACGGTGATGGCAAGCCAGATGCTCCTGCTCAGCAAGGGTCAGATTTAGATTCTAGAATCAATGCCGTTAGACAACAGATGAAAACTCTTAACCTTTCAGGTACCAAAGCTGTACCTAAGGGATTTGATACTAAAATACAAGATGCTTTTACAAAAGCTAAAGTTAATAAAGATCATTTTGAAATATTAGGTAAAACAATCGTCGATTTAGATCGTAGGGGCTTTATTGTAAAGCCTTATGTTGATGCTTGGTTTAAATTAAAACAAGCTGATATGCAGAGTTTAGATCTTAGTAGATTAAAGATTTTGGCAGGTATCTAATATGCGCTTTGTAGAAATATCAAAACCACTAGTAACGTCTATTATCAGTGAGAGCATCTTTGAATCTAAAGAAGGCAAAAACACTCACCTTGAGCATCTAGAAGATAATATCTTTAACAAAGGTTTCGCTGGTGCTAAGGAAGCTATCAACTATCTATATAGCCTACACGAAATGCTAGAAGGTCATGCCAAAGCACCAGTTAGTGTTACTACTAAGTGGGATGGCGCACCAGCAGTAGTTGCTGGCCGTGATCCTGCTACTGGCAAATTCTTTGTTGGTACCAAAGGTGTGTTTGCACAAGATCCAAAGATGAACTTTAGTGTAGCAGACATTAAAAAGAATCATGAAGCTGAAGGCTTACAAGTTAAATTAATTTCAGCACTAACAAATTTAAGCAAACTAAAATGGGATACAGTAGCACAAGGTGATTTACTGTTTACCAAAGGCGATATTAAGAGTGCTAATATTGGTGGCGAAGAATACATTGTGTTTAAACCAAACACAATTACATATGCAGTACCAGCTAACAGCGATCTAGCAAAGCAAATGCTAGCCGCAGAGATTGGTATTGTTTTCCATACAGAATATGTTGGCGGCCCTACACTAGCTGATACAAAAGCTAAGTTTGGATTTGACAGTAGTGGCCTAGGACAAGCACCCAGTGTTTGGTATCGCGATGCAACTATCAAAGATCTAAGCGGCACAGTTACACTCACTGCTGAAGAAAGCCAAACTATTATGCAGGCTATCAGCGAAGCAGATCATTACATGAACAGTATTGATGCTGATACGTTTGGATGGTTAGAACGTGGTACAGATGTTATTGGCAAAGACTTTGTTATACAATTAAAAGCACATGCAAACAATCAAGTACGTCAAGGTGCATTTGCCGAACCAACTAAGTTTGCTCAAGGCTTTGTGCAAAAGTATGTTGACTACATGACTAAAAATATTGAAAAGTATAAAACACCTGCCAAACAAGATGAACAGCGTAATAAGATGGTACAAGGCGTTAAGTTTATCAAAGAACATGTGCCACAGATTGTAGCAGTATACGATTTATACTTAAAGATTATTGAAGCAAAAATTAGATTGCTTAAGAAGCTTTCCGAAATCAGTCAAATTCCTACATTCATTGAAACACCTAATGGTTATGAAGTAACAGGCGAAGAAGGCTTTGTTGCTGTTGACCGTTTAGGTAATGCCCTAAAACTTGTTGACCGTTTAGAGTTTAGTAGATTAAACTTTGGAAGTGGTAAGCCAGGGAGCAAGTAATGGACTTGCAATTCATTGATGTAGAATTAAGCGAAAGCAGACTTTACAGAACCACCGGAAACTTTAGTAAGTTTAACGGAGTAGATGTTTTAGATTTACTATATCTAAATACTCTTATTGCTTATGTTCTTACTAAGGATGACGCACAGCGTGGCTATGCGCTAAGTTATCTAACTAAAACTACACAATATGGTAATTATGCATTGTTTAGAACACATGCAACCGACTTATATCTATTAGCATATCAAGTAGCACATCCTAAAAACAATGCTATTGATTTAGCTAATCAATTATTAACATCTACATTTTTAGATGGCGTTCATTTTGATTATAGAGACCATTGGAAATTTTTACGAGAAGTAATTAACAATGAAAGTGTAGCAAGTGGGCGAGCAACTTCATTTTTTTATAGACTAGAACAACAACTAAAAATATCTAAACCTAGATACAAGCAGATGCGAAGACTAGTGTTAGATTGGGCAAATTTAAAATACATTCAACGACAGATGGTAATTGCTACACTCGCACACGAATTAAGAATGAAGGGTGTTGGCAGTGAATTATTAGATTCATTAAATACTATGTTAAAATACAGAGAATATACTGTAGCACCTGATACACAACAACCAGGTTTAGGTTCAAAACTCGCTGGCGCCGCCGCCGGAGCAGTAGTAGGTAGGACAATTGGCAGTAAAGTAGCTACTGCATTGGGTAAAGATGAAGATAAATATAAAAAAGTTGGAACTGGTATAGGTGCTATAGCCGGTTATTGGGCATCAGGTAGAAAAAAAGTAAAATGAAAATAGTAGAAATTTGTGAAGCAATAGATCAAAAGGAAGCAGACGAGTTGTTAAAATCACTGGTCACTGCCAACGATCCTGTTGCAAAATACTTTCAACAGACACGTTATAATCCTATCCATACAACAATTGACAGTGCTCAACGTGCCGCAGAACGTATGTGGCACAAAGAAAAATACGACAAAGAGCAGCGCAATCGAGATGTTAAGGCAGATACTACGCCTGCATCTAAGTTTCAATTCAACCCAGAAAAAGAACCTAAAGCACCCACTAAAAAAGATCGTGATCCTGCAGATTGGGGCGATCGTTTTTACGGCAATCAACACACCGGTGCGCTAGGACGGGGCCTTGACTTAGACATTGACATGGATCAACGAGGTTTAAAAACCATAGGAAAAGGTATTAATGCTGTTAAAAAAGCATTTAGTCCAGTAAGTAGTATTGCTAAGGCGTTTGGTGCAGGTATGCAAAAGGCCCCTAGTAGGAAATAAAAAACATCAAAATTTGATAAATAAAGTTATAGCTGTAGAAACAGCAATATAATTTAGGAGAACAAGATGGCTCAAACAAGAGTAAACGGCACAGCCGCTAATGGACAGGACTTAACTGGCGCACTAACATGGTTTAAGATTGACGAAGTAGACGGCACAGCAAACATTGCTAACTTTGGCTTCACAACTGGTTCAGCTGATCCAGGCGAAAAGCTACTAAATGCTTTCGCAACTGTTGCTAACCCAGTAATTGTACAGAGCGGTAACGCTCGCATTATGTATGTTGCTACAGAAGTAAACGGCATTACAGCAGCTTCACTACAAACAGCAGTCCGCGCAGCTGGTGGTTTCACTAACCTAACAGTAACAGCAGGTTCAGTTACAGTAGTTTAATAAGTTATAAAACTTATGAAAAAGCCCTCGCTAGTCGGGGGCTTTTTTTTTGGTTACAATTTATCAAACTATAAAACTTGAGTTTAGATAAATAGTATAAAGACAGGAGATACACATGGCAATTTCTAATAGAAGAGGTGCGATGGGTAGCGCAGAAGTTGTTACCGGTAACATTGAATTCTACACACTATACACTACGCTTGACATTACCAGAACAGGTAATTACAGTAACAATAGTCAAAAAGACTTTGAAAGTGTTGTTCAAGTAATTGGTTTAAGAGCTATGCCAATTATGATGAATGAACCAGTAGAACTTGATGGCACCGGTGCCAATGTTCTAGAGAATTATGGCGCACCGACATTGACGGGTGCAGGTTGGATTTATAAGTTTGCTTTTGAGCGAGCAGCGGTACACACTATACAGACCTTAACAGACGAACTGCATGGTATTGTGTTAAATGGTGGAACAATTGACACTAAGAACACAGTTAACATGGAATTTACTAAACAGGATCTATTATAATGGCTGATAAAGAAACTAAAGAAAAGCCTCAAGTGTACCTAGAGACGGGTAACTTAGAAGCACACATAATCGCAGACATGCTGCGAATTGAAAACATTACCACTGAGCTCAGAGACTTTAAACAAGGCACAGAGAAGCGTCTAGATAAGTTAGAAGGTTGGATTGTGGGTATTGTAGGTATTACCGTTACTACTTTACTGAGCGTATTGGTTGCTATACTTGTTCATTTCCTAGGAAATTAAAATGCTAATTGAAGACATTGAAACTGTAACTGAAGCAAGAATGGTTTGGCGCAAAATGGGTAATTCTATTGTGCGTGCTGTTCGTTGTTCAGGCGGCCGCAGATCAGGCCGTGTAGTTAGTAATGCTGGTCAGTGCAGTGCTCCAGTTGATATGAAAAAACGATTAACATTAAAACGTACCAAAGCAAAAATGGGCAAAAGATTAACACTTAAGGCTCGTAGAACAAAACGTATGAATCCTACCAGCAAACGTGTAGCAAAATTAAACAAGTAAGAGACTAAGATGAAATTTACTGATGTTAGAACTTTAGAATCATTTTTAAAAGAGTATGGCATGAACTCAGGTGCGTCTACATATGGTTCTAATCAAAGTTCTATTACTGCACCGGCAACAGGATCTAAATCTCCTTCAACTGCACCTAGTGCAAGTCCAACAACTAAAAAAGCAGCCCAAAGTCCAACAACAGCAGGACCAGCTAAAAAAGAAGTACCACAGATTCTAGCTGTTAGAGCTAGTGATGTACCTGATGATGCTGTACTTAAAGATATTAAAAATAAACCGATGGGTAAAGTTGTGAGTAAAGTCGGCGACAAACCTAAAGCAGATGCATTAGTAGTTGATACAGGTAAAAGTGGTAAATTACAGTATCAAGTTTTAGACAAAGATCAAAAAGTATTCATTGATAATCCTGAATACAAAGAAGAAAGTAAAGCAACAAAATTACTTTCAAAACTAAAAATTAAAAATAAAAAAGTTCGTTCTATTAAAACAATATTACGTAACGGTGAAGACAACGAACAAAACCAAACCGTTAACGCAGGATCTGGATCTATGAAAGAAAGTATTTTTACACAATTTGATAAGTTGTCACTAGAAAAACAACTTAAAATTTTAGAGCGTGTTGACACTAACAAGATAAACGAGGCATGGTCAAAGAAGTACAAGGACAGCATTAATTGTTCTGATCCTAAAGGGTTCAGTCAGAAGGCACACTGTGCAGGTAAGAAAGAAACCAATGAAGAAAAAGTTCGTCTAGACCCTAAGTGCTGGAAGGGCAAAAAGATTGGCAACCCTAAGACTAAAATGAAGGGTGGTGTTCGTGTGAACAACTGTGTGCCTGCTGAAAGCATAGAAGAAAAACGTAGAAATCCAGAACAGAATAGAAGAGCCGGCTCAGGTAAATACGACCTTATCAACTGGGCTGAAGATAATATCACTGACAGAGAAAACTGGGCTGTGAGTATGACTAACGTGCCCAAATTAGGTGTTAATCCAAGACCGGCTGTTAGTGAAGACACTCCCAAGGGCATTTACTTTTATCCATTACAGTACTTTATGAAAATGGCTGACCGCGATGAAGAACTACCTTGGGGCGATAACATGCCCTATATGCAGTTGTTTCAATACGACCGCAGTGGTGAAATGACACGAGAAACAAAAGTTGATCCTGCAAAATTAAAACAAGCAATACTTCCGTACTGCTCTGAAGAAATAATTCAACAAGCAATTGATGAGCCAGAGTATGATGGCACACCATTTTGGTTCATCTATGATTGCTTGACTAGACTAGAAGCATATGACGAAACTACAATTATTCGTTGGAATAAAATTTTGCGTGTTCTAGGCTTTACCAGTGTATATGATCCTGGTCATGGTTGGATTGCCCACGGTGAGCCAACACAGGGTGTTATACTAGATCCAAGAATTATTAAACAACATAAGATGTTTGATAATCGTAATCCAACAATGCAACATTCACGATATGATATACAAGGTCTAGCCAATTCTATTGGATGGTCTAGTTATTATCAGCGTGAGAAACAATTACAACGAGTACAAATTAACCATCCCGATGAGGAAAAAGTAAGGTTAGCAGTTGCTAAGAGTATGCTTAAACCATTTTTGGGTAAATCTGGTGAAGAAGCAAAAGAAATGGGTTATGACCAAGCACTAAAAGCTGCCGCAGATAAAGTTATTGAGATATTAAAAAGCTCTAACGAAAGTGTAGCAGAAGGTGCAGTACCTGATACAAGTAAAGTAACTACATTAAATAGACTATTAGCTAAACCTTTATTAGCTAATGAACTCGATGCACATATCGATGCATTATCTGCGTTACCCATTCCAACTATGATGAATGATTTCCGTAAAGCAAGAGTAATGGGCGGCGACGATACAGATTTACGTCCTATCCTACGCGGCTATATTAGAGATTCTTTACACCCAGATCTTTTAAAACAAATTAACTTAAATGAAAGTGTTGTTACAGAAGCCAAAGGTATTATGGGTCGTGTTGCAGGTGATAAGTTTGTTAAAGACGACGAACAGTTAGAATTCCAAGGCGTAACAGTTTATCCAGAAGATAGTCAACAGTTTGAATCACCCGAACAGCGTAATGCGGCTGTAGCCGAGTTTGAAAAACAAACAGGTGCTAGCATTGAGTGGACTAATGCACCTAACAACGGTACACTAGCGTTTGCTGTTGCAACATTAACTGATCCTCTTAACAACGATGCACCAACATATTGGGGTAGATACTTTAAAGCTAAGATGGTAGATATGATGGGTTCTTGGGGTAACGCTCAAGTACCAGCTGGTTGGAAACTACAAAAAGCCGGAGCACTAAAATTAGATATCGGTATTGATCCACAACATTTGATTCGCACCGAAAATAAACATAAGTCAATTGATGCCGTTATTGCAACTGTAGCGGCTAACAGTCAAGGACATCAAATGCAAGGCGAATTAGTAGGCGGTTTAGAACAAATTAAATCAGGACAAAATCCTGTGTTTGAAAATGATATTCAACACTTGCCAGCACTACGTGATTACTTTGGTGAGATTATGGGACCGTGTGCGCTTATGGCGGGCATGGTTAAAGGACAAGCAGAAGATGCTAACCAAAAGCTATTACAAGGCGCTGGTTGGGATAAGTGTCAAGTGTTTTGGCCACAGAGCATGAACTATGCACTTGTTGACAGTATCTTCATTGGGCCTAACGGAGAAGAAGTTGGTGTAAGCAGTAAAGGCGGCAAAGGTGCAAGAGCCAGTGCTAAAAATATTGCTGATGCAATTAAGAAAGCAGATCCTAA